CTAACCATGGCACCACACAGCTGATCACCGACAATCCGGCAGCTCCTAAGGGAGTGGTGCCATGGTTAGCATCTCAAACAGATATGTTGGCCGAGGATTGGGAAATAATCGAGTAATCAGGGAGCAATCCCTTTTTATTCCCTGGCTGAGGGTTAGAAAGCCAAAACCATAAACCAAAGATGAATCTGTGGGGCCGCAAGGCAATGCAGGGGCACAAAGGAGGATTTTTCAATGAGAAAAAAGATGTTTGGAACAAATGTGAGATGTAAGATCCCTATGAATTTGCAGTTTTTTGCAGAGGGTGATGGTGGAGCCGGAGATTTGGGCGGCGGTGCTGGAGGCAGTGCCGGAGGTTCAGGATCCGGAGATGCAGGAACCGGAGCAGGCAGCACTCAGGGGAACAATGATGGAGCAGGGGCAGCAGGCGCACCTGGAGAGGGAAAGCCTCAGGGATTTGATGATTTCCTGAAAGATCCCAAGATGCAGGCTGAATTTGACAGGAGAGTGAATAAAGCCCTTGAGACCAACAGAACCAAGATGCAGGCAGAAATCGAGACACAGATTGCCAATGCAAGAACAGAGGCAGAAAAGCTGGCCAAGATGAATGCCGAGCAGAAAGCCCAGTATGAGCAGCAGAAAAAGGAGAAAGAGCTGGCCGACAGAGAGGCAGAGATCACCAAGAGAGAACTTTCCGCACAGGCAAAGGAAACTCTTGCAGATAAGGGCCTCCCGGTATCGCTGGCAGATATCCTGAATTATACTGATGCATCCACATGCCAGGCATCCATAGAGGCTGTTGAGAAAGCCTTTCAGGAGGCAGTAGCCAAAGGAGTAGAGGATAAGCTAAAGGGCGGCTCACCCATGAAGAAAGCACCTGAAACAGGTGGCACATTCACCAGGGAGCAGATTTCCGCAATGAGCCCGGAGGAAATCAACAAGAACTGGGATGCAGTACAGGCATCCATGAAAAACCTAAGATAAGCCGAAAAGGCAGAAAGAACGAGGTAAATCATTATGGCATTTGCAACTTTTATTCCTACAATTTGGAGCGCAAGACTTCTTGCACACCTTGACAAGGCGCATGTGTATGCAAACCTTGTAAACAGAGACTATGAGGGAGAGATCAAGAACTTTGGTGATAAGGTTAAGATCAATCAGATCGGCGATATCACCATCAAGAACTACACCAAGAACACCGACATTGCAGCACCTGAGGCTGTTGATGGTAGCGGCCAGGAGCTTGAGATCGATCAGGCTAAGTATTTCAACTTTGCTGTTGATGATGTTGATAACGCACAGAGCAATCCTAAGGTTATGGATGATGCTATGCAGAGAGCTGCATACGGCATGAATGATGTAACTGATGGATTCCTTGCAGGCCTCATGGCTGTTGGAGCTATCAACAACGGATCCAACCTGGGTGATGATACCACTCCTTTGGTACCCACAGCTGACACAGCATATGATATGCTGGTTGATCTTGCAACGGACCTCACAGAGAAGAATGTGCCTATGGCTGGCAGATTTGTTGTTGTACCTGCATTTTTCCATGGCCTCCTCCTCAAGGATAAGAGATTCGTTGGCAATGGTACCGACTACAACAAGGCTCTTATCGAGGGCGGTGAGGTTGGTGTTGCAGCAGGCTTTGCTGTGAACATTTCCAACAATGTTCCTAACACAACCGGAACCAAGTACAAGATCGTTGCAGGCACAAGAGCAGCAACCTCTTATGCTGAGCAGATCCTCAAAACTGAGGCATACAGACCTGAAAAGAGATTCTCTGATGCCATCAAGGGCCTCCATGTATATGGTGGTAAGGTGGTTCAGGGCAAGAGCCTTTCAGTTCTCACTGTAAACAAGTCCTGAGTAGAGTAAGGAGGTAAGCACAATATGTTCATCTTAAACAAAAAGAGCGGAGTGATCTCCGAGGTAAGCAATGAGGATGTGATCAATCACTGCAAGAAAAACTCTGATGAGTATGCAGTGGCTGAAAAGGCAGAGGAACTCACCGGGGCAGCAGCTCCGGCTGAGAACCCTGCACCGGCAGATCCGGAGCCTGAGGATCCTGAAAAGGATTCTGATGATGCAGCAGGAGATCCTGTGGCAGATCCGGAGGATGAGGATCCTGAGAGCACCGAGGAAACAGATTATGCAGCCATGAGCGTTGCAGAACTCCGCAAGGTAGCCAAGGAAAAAGGCATCCAGGGTTATGCCAACATGAACAAGGAAACACTCATTGAGGTGATCAAAGCCCATGAGTGATCCGGAGAGGAGTAACCATGGAAGATTTGGAGATACTTAAGAGCATGACAGGCTGCCAGGATGAAACACTCCTGGCAGCACTCCTCCAAACAGCTGAGGAGGAGCTGCTTGCTTTAACGAACAGAACAGAGCTGATTGATAGGTTGAAACCGGCAAAGCGTAAATGGGCCCTGATTGCATATAACAGGATGGGCACCGAGGGAGAAACATCCAGGAGTGAGGGTGGAATATCCTCCTCATTTGTGGAAATCCCGGCAGAGATCAAGAGCGTTGTGGAACAATGCAGAATTGCGAGGGTAGGCGGCCATGCGTATGAGAAGAAAGCAGATGAAGATGTACAATCTCCGTAAAAGGGAGATAACAAAGAACTCTGAGGGTGGAGATGTAACCGGATGGGCCGAGGCGATACCGATTGAGGCAACCATTTGGCAGGCCGGAGGAGCTGTTCAGGCCGAACAGTACGGAGAGCATCTTGCCTACATCAAAAACATGGAATATCACGGCACTTTAGATCTCAGAGAGAATGATGGTATTTGCGTATATGTGGATGGCACAGAGCCTCCGGATTACATCATCAAATCCATCAACAGGGATGTGGATCCTAAGGTTATAACGCTGGAGAAATCACATGGCTGATCAGCATGTAAGAGGGGCTGAATCCCTCAACAGAAAGCTGAGTGCCATTCAGAATCCAATGGATGCTATCACAAAGGCTATGGGAAAAGAGATCCGGAGAGTAAGAAACGCAGCTGTGCTCCTGTGCCCGGTAAATCATGGAGAGCTGAGGCAATCCATAAGAACGGATGTGAAACAGGAGAAAACGCTGGTGAGAGGTATATGCTACACCAACAACCAGCATGCAGCATATGTGGAATTTGGTACCGGCCCCAAAGGTGAGGCAAATCATGATGGGATATCCCCAAATGTACAGCCTGCCTATGTATCAGAGGGCTGGTGGTTCCCTGGAGATGATATCCCACCAGCTGATGCAGATAAGTATCATTGGCCAAAGAGTGAGAGCAAGGATGGCAAGGTGTTTTATTACACCCAAGGCCAGGCAGCTCAGCCATACATGTATCCGGCACTCAAGATGAATGAAAACATCATCAAGATGAACCTATCAGCGGCACTGAAAGTAGAGATCAAGAAAGTAGAGGGATAAGATGGTAAATGTAAAGGACCAGGTTTATAACGCAATACAGCCTATAAGCAACAATGTGAGTGATGGATATCCTAAGGATTGGGAAAAGTTCCCGGCAATCCAGTACACAGAGGAGGATAATTCCGTATCTGAATGGGTGGATGGCAAGGAGAGCAAATCCCACCTGCTTTATAGGATAGACATTTGGAACAATCAGAGCACATCACAAACTGCACTGGATGTTGATGCAGCATTATCTGCATTAGGCTTAAGGCGCAGGCAGTGCAATGATGTGGATGATACCAGCGGATTAAAGCACAAGATCATGAGATATGAGGGCATCCTGGATCTCGATAATGAGCTTGTGTACAACAACAATTACTAAGGAGGTAAATGTAAATGTTAGCAAATGGTATTACTTTAAGCTGCAAGAGATCAACCGATCAGGAATTTGCAGTGCTTGAGGGCCTCAAGGAGGTACCTGAGCTTGGCAATGAGCCTGAAAAGGTTGAGAATACCGGACTTTCCGACACTGTAAAGCAGTATGAGTTCGGTGTAGGAGATCCGGGAGATCTTGAGTACAAGTTCAAGTTCAAGAACACAGCTGATTCTGCATACAGAAAGATGAAAGCAGCTGAGGCAAGCAAAGAGATCGTATCATTCAAGGAAACACTCCCTGATGGAACAATCTTTGCATTTGATGCACAGGTGGCCACAAAGGTGAGCGGTGGAGCTGTGAACGGAGTAATGGAGTTCACACTCAAGATCGCATTACAGAGCGATATCAGCATCACGGATCCGGTTTAATCACCGGATCCTATTTTTTAATTTCAGGATAAAACAGGAGGATAAGTAAATGGGATTTTTTGATCATGATGAAAATGAGAACAGTGCAGCGGTAGAACAGACAGAGGAAAAGGTGGTACAGATGCCTGAAAAGAGACCTTTCCAGCGTTGGGAGGTAGGCGGCGAGGTGTACAAGTTAAAACTTGACACAGCAGGCATCAGTGAGCTTGAGCAGAAATACAAAACCAATCTCATGAATGTGATGGGTACCGGAAACGGAGGTATGCCTGCACTCACTGTGATGCTTGATGTGGCACATGTAGCCATGAGAAAGTATCACCACGGAATCAAGAGAGAGGCCCTCAATGCGCTTTTTGATAAGTACCTTGAGGAGGGAGGCTCTCAGCTGAATTTCTACACAGAGGTATACATGGGAATCTTTACTGTATCCGGTTTTTTCTCCACAGCCCTGGCAAATCAGGTGGAGGGAGCTATGGAGGAGGCAGCACAGGAGATCCTGTAAACACATTCACCACTATCACAGACCAGTTAAGGGATGGGCTATATCCTACATTTTTGGATGCAGGGTATAGCCCTGATCTTTTTTGGAGCCTGGGCATAGATGAGATCATAGATCTTTTGGAGAGCTATGGCAGGAGGATGGAGATTGAGCAGAAAAAGCGCATATCTGAAACCAAGGATCAGATAATGCTGATGTGGAATCAGAATTTGCAGCTGATGAATATGCTGGCCAATTCCAATAACCCTGATGAGGTACCGCTGAAACAGCCTCATGAATACTATCCGGAACTATTCGGAGAGGAGGTTGCACGGATGGCCGAGGAGGCCAAGGTGCAGAGTGAGCTTGAAAAGCACAAGGTACAGATGGTGGGTTATATGCTCAGGGTAAACCAACTAAGGAAAGAAAGAGGTGAGAGCAGTGGAGGGAATGACACTTGAAAAGCTCCAGGTAATAATCGAGGCTCAGACCAAACAATACATGGATGCTATGAAAAAAGTGCAGAACCAAACCAATTCCACAGTATCCAAGGTGAACTCCTCTATCGGCAAGATTAAGGGAGTGCTTGGAGCTATCGGAAAAGTGGTTGGTATCGCATTTTCTGTTGCTGCCCTGGTGAATTTTGGAAAAGCCTGCATCAATTTGGGATCAGACCTTGCAGAGGTTCAGAATGTTGTTGATGTAACCTTTGGAGCCGGGAATAAAACCATAGAGGAATTTGCAAAGAATGCAGCGGAGCAGTTTGGATTGTCTGAATTGGCCGCCAAGCAGTATACATCCACCATGGGTGCCATGCTTAAGAGTATGGGTATCACAGGAAACAAGCTGGAGGAGATGAGCACACAGCTGGCAGGGCTTGCCGGTGATATGGCATCATTCTACAACCTGGATTCAGATACAGCCTTTGCAAAGCTCAGATCAGGAATATCCGGAGAAACGGAACCGCTCAAGCAGTTAGGTATAAACCTCTCTGTGGCCAACCTGGAGGCATATGCATTATCCCAGGGAATCACAAAGAGCTACAACTCCATGACACAGCAGGAGCAGGCACTCCTCAGATATAACTATCTGCTCAAGGTAACAGCTGATGCCCAGGGAGACTTTGCAAGAACATCAGACAGCTGGGCAAACCAAACAAGGATCCTCCAGCTCCGCTTTGAATCCCTCAAGGCAACCATTGGCCAGGGGCTTATAAATGTATTTACACCGGTGATCAGAGTGCTGAATATGCTTATTGCAAAATTGCAGGTGGCGGCGGATGCATTCAAGAGATTCACCGAGATCATAACCGGAAAGAGTGGCAAATCTGCCAGCACATCAACCGGAAACATTCAAACATCACTGGGAGGAGCAGCTGATAATGCAAATGCACTCACAGGAGCCACAAAGGCAGCAGGCGGTGCCGCTAAGAAAGCAGAGGAGGCATACCACGGCCTTGGCAAGTTTGATGAGATCAATTCACTGACAAAGGCAGCAGATAGCTCCGGAGGCGGTGGAGGAGAAGATCTTGGAGGTGCTGGAGATATCCCCGGAGTGGTGGATGAAACCGCAACCGAAACAGATAATGAACTCAATCCGGTATTGCAGAAACTGATTGATAGGCTCAAAGAGCTCAGAGATCTGTTCATGAAAGGCTTTAAGGCCGGAATGGGAGATGTAACCCTTGAGCCTCTTAAGAATGCCATAGCAAGCATCAAAAAGAGCCTGATTGATATATGGACGGATCCCGGAGTAGTAAAAGCTGCAAATGATTGCCTGGATAAATGGGCATATGCACTGGGGCAGATCACCGGAGCTATTGCAGCAATAGGTATCACGATTGCAACCAACCTGGTGGGTGGTGTGGCCAAGTATTTGGAGCAGAACACCGACAGGATAAAGCAGTTTCTTATCTCAATGTTTGATATCTCCGGATCGATTGCAGAAATCACCGGAAACTTTGCCCAGGCTGCTGCCAACATATTCTCAGTGTTCGGTAGTGACACCGGGCAGCAGGTAACAGCCAACCTCATTGGCATATTTGCAGATGCATACATGGGTGTGCAGGAGATCACAGGAAAGGCAACCAGGGATATCCTGGATGTGTTCACAAGGCCTTTCATTGATAACCAGGAGGAAATCAAAACAGCCCTTGAGGGCATCCTGAGTGTATTTGAAACTGTTACCGGATCCATAAAGGCTGTTGTGGATCAGTTCGTGGATGGGTTCAATGCAGTATATGATGAGCATTTTGCTCCGCTGTTCGATTCAATAGCCGGAGGATTATCCGACACGGCAGCCAAGTTCCTTGAATTTTGGAATGGCAGTGTACAGCCGGTCCTTGCTGAGCTGGGAGCACAGTTCCAGCAGGTTATGCAGCAGCATGTGAGCCCTCTTGTGGATAGGATCCTGGAATTTGCAGCTGTTGTGGGTGATGCACTGAAAGCCCTTTGGGAGGGTGTATTAAAGCCTCTCATTGATTGGATCATAGCAAATGTACTGCCTAAGGTATTGCCGGTATTAGAGACCATATGGAGCACAGTACAGGCGGTATTTGGCTTTATCTGTGACCTGATAGGCGGCCTCATTGAGGTTATAACCGGCATCATCAATTTCATTGTGGGAATATTCACAGGAGATTGGGAGAGGGCATGGAAAGGCATTGAGCAGATCGTGGAGGGTGTTCTAAGTGCCATATCTGCATTCATCAGCCTGATCCTGCAAACCATCTCCGGAATAGTGGTGGCAGCATTGCAGGCAATATATGGATTCTTCTCCACAATATTCAATGCAATCAAATCCGTGGTGATAACCATATTCAATGCCATTAAAACAGCCATCACCACAGTGATGCAGGGCATAAAGAACGGACTTTCAACAGCCCTGAGCTCCATAAAGACAATATGGAGCAATACATGGACCAACCTAAAAACCACAGTGGTAACCATATTCAATTCAATGTGGAGCTCAATAAAGGGTGTGATCAACTCCATTATTGGAGGCATTGAGAGTATGGCCAATGCAGTGGTTGGCGGTGTGAACAAGGTAATTGATGCACTGAATGGCCTGAGCTTTGATATCCCGGATTGGGTACCGGAGTTTGGTGGCAAAAAATTTGGATTCTCAATACCAAAGCTCTCAACAGTATCCCTGCCAAGATTGGCAACAGGCGGTATTGTAGACGGAGCAACACCTCTCATTGCAGGAGAGGCAGGAAAAGAGGCTATTGTGCCGCTTGAGAGAAATACCGGATGGATTGATGCCATTGCATCCAAACTGGCCGAGATTCTATCAATCAATATTATTGGTGCGATAGAGAACACCCAGGGAGGAGAGACCGAACACACCACAGTGGTTGAGCTGGACGGAAAGACACTTGTAACACAGATCGATAAGTACAAAAAGAGGTCCGGTTATGAAATGAAACCGGTACCTGCAACATAAGGAGGGATAATCCGTGGCCAAAATATCAAACATATTGGTGGTTGAGGGAGTATCCCTCCCTGAACCATCAAAGATGGATCAATCAGATTATGATATCTCTGATTCAGAGAGAAATGCCAAAGGAAAGATGGTGGCACAGATGATCAGAGAGGATGTGCACAAGCTGGAGTGTTCCTGGAATACGCTCCGGCCGGATGAGTATATGATCATCAGAAATGCCATCAAAAAGAAATTTGATCTGAATGTATCCTATTTCATTGCTGACACCGGAGGCAGGGGATCTCTTTCCATGTATGCCGGTGACAGAAACACACCGGTGTACTGCTATGAGAAAGGGCAGCCGGTGTTTAAGAATTTCAAGGTAAATTTCATTGAGATGTAGGAGGGCATATGCAGTATGTAAGTACAGAATACAGAGAACAGATGCAAAAGCCTGCCCGGAATAAGTCTTATATGAGATTGAGCATGGGCCTGATCAACCAGGCTGCACAAAGAGGAGCTGAGGTTCAGGAGGGCGATTTTGCATCATACTCTGATATCAAAGCTCCTCTGAGTGATGATAAAGTATCCAAGATCTATGCAACTTATGAGGAAAATTGGAACTCCCTGGATGGCAGCGTGTATTTCCTGCCTAAAAATGGAACATATTTCCAGCAGGGAGCTGTTACCAATGCCCTTGTGAGTGAGCATCCATCCATCACAGTAAGATTCAACACAGAGGATACAGTAAGCCTCAAGGGCATAACCCTGAAATTTGGCAAATCATGGCCCACAAGGCTCATGATCACAACCGAACAGGGGCAGGCAGAATATGAGAATAACAGCAAAGAATTTGCAACAGAGGATACCTTTGATGAGATCACATACATGACCATCACAGCCCTGGAGATGAGCAGAGGGGAAACAAGGTTCCGCTTGGAGCAGTTCACCTGTGGTATAGGTCTTGAATTTGATGATAACAAAATCATCAGCGCAAAGCTATCAAGCACCATATCACCCATTGCGGAGAATCTGCCCACCATAGATTTCACAGTAACCATTGAAAACATGGATAAATACTACAATGTTGACAATGAGGATAGTGCAATCAACTATGTGGAGACCGGGCAGGAATTGAAAGTATATTGGGGATATGGCCTGGATGATGGAACTATTGAATGGTTCAAGGGAGCCACACTGTATATGCAGGAGTGGAGTGCGGATGATACCACAGCCAAGTTTTCGGCTGTTGATAAGTTTGAATACATGGATGATGAGTACAAGAGAGGGGAATACCGGCCTGAGGGCATATCCCTCTATGATTTGGCCGTGGATGTGTTTGAGGATGCCAATATCTCAGCAGATGAGTATTGGATAGATCCATACCTCAAGAACATCACAGTGCAGAATCCTCTCCCGGCAGTATCTCATAAGCAGTGCCTCCAGCTGATAGCAAATGCAGGCAGGAGCGTACTGATGCAGAGTGCAGATGGAATCCTGATGATCAAATCATCATTCTTGCCGGACATTGAGGCAAGCGCCAATGCAGAAACCGAATACTCAGATGCAACAAAGCTCCTGGAGAATGAGAGCAGGCATGAATATGCTGCATACGAAACGAATTTTGCCAGGACAAACGGAGCACAGTATTTCCTGCCACGGCAGCAGGCGCAATATGTGCAGTGTGGATTTATCAGCCAGGCCATATCCGGAGAGGATGGAACATTCCCGGAGAATCCGGTTGTTACACTCTCCATGGAATCTGCATACACTTTCCACAATATTACATTGTATTTTGGCCATGCCATACCTAAAAAGTTTGTACTCAGAACATACCGGGATGGAGAAAGGGTGGCCACATATAAGAGCAAGAGCATCTCAGCTGTTACCATAGTCAAATATGATTTTGTGGATGTGGACCGGATAGAGATAGAGTTCACGGAGGCAAAGCCGCTCAACAGGATTCATCTTATGAGGGTGGAATTTGGTGAGGCAACGGATTACACAATCACATATGATGATCTGTTTTCACCGCCAACCGGAAAGAGGCTGGAAAAGGTGAAAGAGATGAGGGTAACAAGGACCATATACACACCGGGAACAGAGCGCAAGGAT